AATGAAGGTGCCACTTGCATATGGTCCTCGACAGAAGTATCTTGTACGTCTTGCAGATGACCCAGACCTATCAAAGTCTACAGCGGTGACGCTTCCTCGCATTGGGTTTGAGATTGCTGGAATATCTTATGACCCAGCAAGAAAACTACAACGTGTGCAAAAGTTTAAAAAAGTCAAGGGTGCAAAAGCAAGTCAGTTAGATACACAGTTTATGCCTGTGCCGTACAACATCGACTTTGAACTTTATATTTTATCAAAACAGTCAGATGATGCGTTGCAAATTGTAGAGCAAATCTTACCTTACTTTCAGCCGGACTATACAGTAACTATCAACGATAATACTGACATGGGTATCAAGAGAGATGTCCCTGTTGTCCTAAACAGTATCGCGTATGAAGATGACTATCAGGGTGACTTCGCAAGTCGTAGAGCAATTATCTACACACTTTCCTTCACTGCTAAGTTTTATCTTTATGGTCCTGTTACGTCCAGTAAGGTTATTAAGACGGTGCAAGTTGACCAGTACACAGATATGCCTGATCAGTCACCGAAGAGAGAACAGAGATATAGTGTCACGCCTAATCCAACAACGGCAGATGCTGATGATGATTTTGGCTTTAGTGAGACAACTTCATTCTTCCAAGATGCAAAAGATTTTAATCCAGAAACAGGAAGTGATGAGTAAAGAAGTTGAAATTGAAAAGGCACTCGGAGTTATTGATAGGGTTGTTCCACAAGAGGTCGTTGTCAAAAAGAAAGAAGTCGTTGTTCCATCTCATGGAGATGACATAGATAATGACTATGAGTATCAGAGACAAAACTTTTATAACCTTGTTGAACGTGGTCAGGATGCGATTGATGGAATACTGGAACTCGCGAAAGAAAGTGAGCATCCAAGAGCATATGAGGTTGCTGGAAATCTTATCAAACAGGTCGCAGACGTTACCGAAAAACTAGGCGACCTTCAAGAGAAGATGAAGAAACTCAAAGAGGTTCCAGACCACGGACCTAAAAATGTAACTAACGCATTGTTCGTAGGCAGCACTGCTGAATTACAGAAAATGTTGAAAGATAAAAATGACTGAACAGGTCTATCTAGGAAACCCAAATCTAAAACGGGCAAACGTTCAACAAGAGTGGACGAAAGAACAACTACAGGAATATCAGAGGTGTATGAAAGACCCTCTATATTTTATTCAGACATATGTTCGTATCGTCTCTCTTGATGAGGGGCTTGTGCCTTTTAAGATGTATGATTTTCAGAAAGAGATGGTAGGGACGTTTCATAGTAATCGTTTTACTATTTGTAAACTTCCTAGACAGTCTGGTAAGTCCACAACTATTATTTCATACCTTTTACATTACGTTTTGTTTAACCCTACGGTAAATGTCGCAATCCTTGCTAACAAGGCCGCGACTGCCCGTGATCTTCTTGGTCGATTGCAGTTGGCGTATGAACATTTACCTAAGTGGTTGCAACAAGGAGTAATGAGTTGGAACAAAGGTTCCTTGGAGTTGGAAAATGGTTCAAAAATACTTGCTTCATCTACTAGTGCTAGTGCTGTGCGTGGTGGGTCTTATAACATCATATTTCTGGATGAATTTGCTTATGTCCCGGCCAACGTTGCTGAACAGTTCTTTTCCTCTGTGTACCCCACAATTTCATCTGGTAAATCAACGAAAGTAATGATTGTTTCTACACCACACGGTATGAATCAATTTTATAAACTATGGATAGATGCAGAGGAAGGTAGAAACTCCTATGTGCCGATAGAAGTTCACTGGTCTGAGGTGCCGGGTAGAGATGAGGCGTGGAAGGCAGAGACAATCAAGAATACATCAGAGGCACAGTTTAACACAGAGTTTGAGTGTGAGTTTCTTGGTTCTATTGATACGCTTATTACACCTTCAAAACTTCGCATGATGACATACAGAGAACCAACCCAATCAAATGCAGGGTTAGATGTTCACATACCGCCGCAGAAAGACCGCACTTACGTGATGACCGCCGATGTTTCGCGTGGCACAAAGAATGACTATTCTGCGTTTTGTGTAATTGACGTAACAGAACTTCCCTATAAAATAGTTGCAAAATACAGAGATAACGAAGTTAAACCTCTTCTATTTCCTCAAAAGATATATGAGGTTGCCCGTGCGTATAATCAAGCATTTGTATTGATTGAGGTAAATGACATAGGAGAACAAGTTGCAAGTGCTATGCAGTTTGATTTGGAGTATGACAACCTTATTATGGCTTCCATGCGTGGGCGTGCGGGACAAGTCCTTGGAGGGGGGTTCTCAGGGGGTAGAGCACAATTGGGAGTAAGAACCACAAAGGCAGTCAAGAAGATAGGTTGCTCTAATCTCAAACAAATGATTGAGGATAGCAAGTTAATCGTGGAGGACTACGATTGTATAAATGAATTGTCAACGTTTATTGTAAGAGGAAACTCTTTCGAAGCAGATGATGGGTGTAATGATGACTTAGTTGCGTGTCTATTCATATTTGCATGGATGACAGATCAACAATATTTCAAAGAACTTACAGACAGTGATATTCGCAAAACAATGATGAGAGAACAACAAGACGTACTAGAACAAGATATGGCTCCGTTTGGGTTTATCATTGATGGATTAGAGGACGAGAATATAGGTGAGGTCGTTGATGAGTATGGAACACGATGGAATCCTGTGGTGAGAGACTATGGTAGCAACTGGTAATATCAAATAAATTCAATCAAATCGTGATGTTTCTTGATATAACAGTTATAACAGAGAATATCTGATTGGTCTATGAGGTGAAAGACTTCCTTCCGACTTTCATCACTTGTTCCAACCCTCTTAGATATCTTGCGTATCTCGGCATCGTGAGGATAAAACTTGAGACATACGTGTTCAGATTCACCACAGTGTCTACACGACTTGTCAATAAGAAACTCTTCTAGAAGTATCTTACGCTTCTGATAGTTTCTTCTGGATACCTTTTTGATTGTGTCTTTATATTTCTCATAGTGATCATTTGCCATATGTCTACACCTTTAATGCTGATTGAACTGCTTGCCAACTCAAAGTGGCACATTTAACTCTACTTGGGAACTTTTTTACACCCGATAATACTTTTAATTTTTCTATATCATCTGATTGATAAACTGGTTTTTCAGTCTCTTCACCTGTACATAGTTTGTGAAAATATTCAAAAAGAGAGTCAACCTCGTCAATACTTTTACCTTTCACAACCTCTGACATGATGGATGCACTTGCTACACTAATCGCACAACCTTTAGCCTCAAAACTAATATCCTCTATGGTATTGTCAGAGTTTAAATTTAAATAAACGGTAAGTTGGTCACCACACAAAGGGTTGCGTCCTTCAGCGGTATATGTGTGTTTGTCCAAAACACCGTAATTGCTAGGATTCTTGTTATGGTTTAGTATTACCTTTTGATAAAGTTCATCTAACATACTTTTATTTATATGATATAACACTTATAAATCGATGGTCTGCAAAACTATTTTTTTATAAATATCTTTAGAGAATAACAACTCTTTAACTAAGGAGTAAAAAGATGGGATTTCTAGTTTCACCCGGCGTTCAAGTAAGAGAGATTGATCTTACAAACGTCGTTCCCGCTGTTTCAACCTCTATTGCTGCAATTGCTGGTCCTTTTGAGAAAGGTCCAGTTTCCTCAGTTACGGCTATCTCATCAGAGGATGAATTGGTAGAGGTTTTTGGTAAACCACAGGGAGATAATTTCGAATTTTTCTTCACTGCTGCAAACTTCTTGCAGTACGGTGATGCACTACGAGTGGTTCGTGCAGAGTCAGGCATTGTAAATGCTGTTGCACAAGGCACTGCGATTCTTATTCGCGACACAGATCATTATCTTAATTCATTTTCGTCAGGTCAGGCATCTGTCGGTGAATGGGCTGCGAGGACCGCTGGTACACACGGTAACTCGATTGGTGTTTCGATATGTGGAAACGCAACTGCATACGAACAGAACCTTGGTTCTTCTAACCAGACAGTTGGTGAGGACGCAGTTGGTGCTACAACAATTAAAGTTGATGATGGCACTGCATTTGGTGTTGGTGATCTCATTTCGTTTTCAACGGCAGATGCGTCTTCGACTGCTACTAACTTTGCTCAC